CCATATCCTGAAAATGGGCGAAGGATAGAAACTTTTAAACCTTCATCTCTAGCATATTGCGCTAGCATCTCGCCAGTTAATTTACTCCAACCATAAGTTTGATCTGGCGTTCTAATATGTTCTAAATTTATATCTTGCTCAGATAATTGTGCTTTGAATCTACTCTTTTGCAGCATAGTTGGATAAGCAGCAGAGGATGAAAAATAAACAATTCGACCAGGGCGGGTTCGTAATGCCCATTGGAATAAGTCAGAATCAATTGCCAGGTCAGTGGCAACCGCCAAAGGGTTCCCTTCGATGGTGGCTCTGCCACCGACAACGGCGGCCAAATGAATTACAACATCAAAGTAAGTGTTATCGGCTGCAAAGAATTTGCGGGCATCAATGCCTGATTTAATATCAAAGCCAAATACATCATTATTCTTTTTATCAAGCGCCCTATGAAATGCTCGACCTACAAAACCTTCATCACCTGTTATTAGGATTTTCATTTAAGTTTAGTCAATAATGTTTGATATTGATCGCTAACAATATATTTATCAAAGGCAACTCTATCGGCTGAATAAACCTCTGCTGCGTTTACCCTGGCGTAATTCTCATCCATCGGCGCCTTGCCATTAAAGGCGTGGCAATGCTCAATGATTACATCAGGTAAGTATTTGATCTTGCCTAAATCCTGCCCAAGTTTTAGCCAGAAGTTATCTAAGTATAAATGGCGCTGAGTATCAGGAACCATTCCTCGCAAGGCTTCTACAATCTCACCCGACATAGCAACCGCAGTTGGTAGGGCTGCGCCTTGGAATAAATCATTACCATAAACAATATCTGAGCCTGAATAAAGTTCCTCAACAAATAACTCATCCCAGTTAGCAGTTCTTGGGCGGTGATCATCACCCATAAATGCAAAGTTATCAAACTCGCCTATAAATTGGCGGGCTATGTAATTTAGTGGATAAGCCATCCCGCCAGTTTCATTATGAATCATAATTACTGATTCAACTGGCAGTTTCCAGGAATATTCACTTCGAGTTTCATCATTGAAATCTACAATATAAAATCTTACAGCCTTTGTATTTGTATCTACAAAAGCCTGTTCTAAGGCAACGGCATTATCAGGCCGCCCCCTAGTTGGAATAAGAACTATTAAATCACTATCTACCATTTGCTAACTCCCCCGCTATCGCAAAATAAGCAGCGCCATCAATGTAGTTATCAACCTTATAGGTTTCCATTGACCTAGCAACTTTAATTAGTGCGCAGATCATAGCGCCTTGTTCTGGTGTTATCTGGCAATCCAGATAAGCAGATAGAAGCCTGCTAATACGATTAAAGTTAATAGCAGGCGTTCCATAGTCATCTTGTCGATCTGCATAAGTGAGCGCTTTAGCCTCATCTAAAATTTTCCCCCGATTCATAAATTACTTAGAACCTAAGCCGTATTCTTGCTCTGTCTTATCTGCCCATTTAGCGAGAGGTGCTGCAATTCCGCCAATCAAAATTGCATATTCAGGAGCAAGATCAGAAGCAAGTGCAATTCCCATTGTTACCGCTGAGGCTAGAACTGCTCTGCAATAAGATTTGAAAGCAGCAATTGTTTTAGGGCTTTTTAATTTAGCAATTAACTTTTTCATTTTCATCCTTTAAGGGCGTGCTACGCCCATTATTAGGGAGTAAGAGCGTTTCCTAAGATACACACCATCTCCATTTGATTGACTTCCAGCACTGCCACTTGAGGTATTACCCTCAATTACTTGAAGGTATTTTAGCGCAGTGTTGTTCCACTTTACTATTCCGACATGATCAGGCTCGACATCCTTATCAAATTGGAAAAATACAATATCGCCAGCCTTGGCCTGACCTATTGGAATTACTTTATTTTTCTTAGTAAACCATTTCAAGCCTGCGTCGCAAGAAGCAAATCCTTTTTTACTTTGAGCAGCAATACTAGATATTAAACCAGCCTCGTTAAAACACCAAGATACAAAAGTAGCGCACCAGGGTTGATTATTGGCGCCATACCACTTGCCAAATATTGTTTCGTTATTTTTGCCTTCTTTATAGCCAATTTGTTTTTTGGCTATTTCAAGTACTTTACTCATTTCCCCCTACTTATTATTAACTAACAATCTATAAATTTCATCAATTCTTACTTCTAATCTTTCAACCTGATTAGTAATACTATCGATGCGATCACGCACCGAATTTCCACCATTGGGCTTAAGTTCAGATAAATAACTTTTTACTAAAAATCGAACTCCAGTTACTAAAAATCCAATAAGTGTTCCAACGGCAACTGCAATTCCCGCCCATTCATTAGCGCTCATTTCGTAATCACCAACACTTGCATAATTCCACTACCAGTTTCAGCAACTGCATAGATCGGAGATTCGTGATTATTAATCGTCAATTTATCTCCATTATCCATAAGATACCCAGTAGAAGTTGTTACATCTGAAGGGCCAAGATAAACTTTATGTTTTGCGTGAAGGTAAACTCCTTCAGCAACACCATCACCTGAAACTAATAAAGTTGGTGAGGTAGTAACTGTTGTTTGGCTTGAACTAATTGGCATTACTCTCCTTAGATAAGCCCCGAATCCTCGATAGCATCAACGGCTTCATCAATGCTTTTTGTTACATCTGGAAAATCAAACAGCAGCATAAGTTACAACAAATTTACTAAAGATCGGGTTCTGCCGCTGGCGAGTTGCGTATAAACTTGAGTAGTTGCAACTGATGAATGCCTCATCAAATCTCGCACCGCAAGCAGGTCACCATTTGATCGCTCTAGCATATTAGTTGCAAAATAATGGCGGCAGGCGTGAAAGGTTTTCTTAGGAATTCCGAGCCGCTTCATTTCCAAGGAACACAATTTGGTTAATCGGTTAGGAGTAACTGACCAAATTTTGCCTGGAGTTTCGTGCTTTAAAATTGTTTGGGCAACGATCTCAGCCACTGGCACAGATAAATCTGTTCCACCCTTACCTGCCACTCTAAGAATGTACCCATCGTTGCCTTTTTCTAAATCAACCCCACGAAGGTTTGCCACCTCCATAGCCCGCAGGCCCGCCTTGCAGCCGATAATAAACCAATCCCTCATAGGTAGATCGGCTTTAGTCATAACTAATTCAGCCTCACCTGGAGTTAGCGGGTGCGGTAATCCTCGCCCCTTGCGAACTGCTGGCAGATCAAGATCGGCCATATTGTCTATTAAACCCATTTTTCGCAGCGCTTTAAAAATACTGCGAACTCTTGCGGCGTAGGTTCCTTTAGTAGAGGCTGCTTTAACTGTCATAACTAGCCGTTGCAAATCCTCAGTAGTAGCCACCTGGGGATGAACTCCCAAGCGAACTAGCAGGTTAAAATCATTCCTGAATAGGGCTTCAGCGAAGCCTTGAGTTTCGTATCTGTTCTTGAGTTTTTCTTTGATTATTTCTAGTGGTATTTGTTCCATAGTAAAAGCATCCTATATCTGCGAATGTTCTTTGTCTAGGCATAATCCTCAAAGGGTCTAGCACAATCGTTAGCAATTGTGCCTAGGGCTGGAACAATCCCATAATCAACATCGTAGCGGATAGTGCAGAGAGTACAGGGCTTAAATACACTAACCTTCTTTCTGATTTAATTATCAAAGGTTTTGAGGAAAGAGTAAATGTGGTGGCATCTGCTGCTACTGGTACTATCAACTTTGATGTATCTACTTCATCTGTTTGGTATTACACCTCAAACGCCACTGCCAATCACACTCTAAATTTTAGATATAGTTCAGGTGCTACCCTAAGCAGCGTGTTAGCCGTTGGTGATGCAATAACTTTAGTTTGGTTAAACACCAATGGTTCAACTGCCTACTATCCAAATGTTATTCAAATTGATGGTTCAACAGTAACTCCAAAAGTTCCTGCTGCTATCTCTGCTGGTAATGCTTCATCTATTGATGCTTATTCATTTACAATTATTAAGACAGCATCAACACCAACATATCAGGTTTTAGAAACACAAACTAAGTTTGCATAAGGGGGAACAATGCCTTTAATTGGAACTATTGCTAATGCTTCTGCTAGAGGGTTTGGCGGATTAAGAACTTTTGTTCAATTACCTACTGGTGGAGATGAAGTAAAAACTGTTGGTTCATATCGCTATCATTTTTTTACATCTAATGGTTCGCTAGTTGTACCCGCAAGCAGAAATATAGAAATTATTTCTTGCGGCGGAGGCGGCGGAGGTGGACAAAGAATTGCTGGAGGCGGCGGAGGCGCAGAACTAGATATTTTAGTTGCAGTTAATAATGCCGTTGGTACTTATACAGTTACAGTAGGTAACGCAGGTGCAGGTTCAACTACCGACAATGTTAGAGGGTCGCAAGGTGGTACATCTAGTTTTGCTTTAGGTGGTACAACTTATGTAACAAGTTTAGGCGGAGGCGGCGGAGGGTCGGGAAGTAGCGGAGAAATTGCTGGCGGAACAGGTGGATCGGGCGGCGGTGGAACATTTTATGGCGGAAATGGTGGAACAGCATCAGGTTCAAATACAAACGCTGGCGGAAATGGTGTTGCAGATAAAGCAGGCGGCGGAGGCGGTGGCGCAACAGCCGTAGGTAATGCTGGAACTACTGTAAATACAAATCCAAATTCACAAGGCGGGCAAGGTTATACATTAACAAGCATTGATTCTAATTTAACAGCCGCTAATTTTACTTCTCTTACTGGTATGACAGTAATTTGTTCAGGTGGAGGCGGTGCAAGATTTGGTGCAGTTGGTGGCACTAGCGTTGCAGTCGGCGGTACAGGTGGTGGAGATGGTGGATTTGGAACTACACCAACACCACCAACAGCAGGTGTATCTTTTGGTTCAGGCGGCGGTGCAGGTGCTTGGGAAACTCCAAGAAGCGGTGCAAATGGTAAGCAAGGTGTAGTGATTGTGAGGTATGCAGTATGAAAAATTTTGCATATTTAGATAAAAATAATAAAGTATTAAATATATCTATTGCCAATGATGATTGGACAGGTGAAGGCTGGGTTGAATATACCAATGATAACCCTGCTTATGTTGGCGGTGATTTTGTTGATGGTTACTTTTATCCGCCACAACCTTATCCATCGTGGACTAGAAACAATGGACAATGGTTAGCACCTACCCCTGCTCCAAATAATAGTCCTTATGTTTATTGGGATGAATCAACGCTAACTTGGGTTGAAAGCACAATCCCCTAAGATTATGCTGTGAGGGTATTGAACTCCTCTTGGGTCAAACCCAAGCGTTCAAGTAGTGCTGCCTTAGCCTGAGCCTTTGCTTGGGCTTCGGCTTTTTTTGCTTCGGCCTCGGCTATATCAACTTGATACTGAGCAAACTCTGTATCGTTCATCTCTCTGTCAACGATTTCATTTGTTTCTGCATTGTGGATTCTGATTATTGGTCTATTCATATTATTTTTCTCCATAAACGTAAACATTACCGCCACCAAAACTACCATTAGTTCTAATAAAAGTTATAGATGTAATTGCTGCTGATGCGTCATAAACACCACCAACCCAGTAAGGACCCCAGTTTGTATTAGTTGCATCTGCAGAACCATAACCTGTACAATCAAAATATTGTCTTGCAGTATCTGTATATCTAGGTAAAAAAATTGTTCCATAATTTCTTCTATTAAAAGCAGTTCCAGCACTACCATTATAAAACCAAACAGAAGTAGTAGAAGAACCTGATGCGCCTGAGTCAGATGCGCCGTTACCAATTCTTACGCCAATAAGACCCCAAACATAATTAGAACCAGTATCTCCATTAAGTCTAAATTTAGTCTCTAAATTATCAACTGTTCCATACATATCTTTTACAAATATACGAAGATTTTTATAACCTTGGTCAATATCTGAAATTGTAACAGTAGTTCCAGTTAAGGCAGTTGTTGATAGTAAAGTTAAACCACCACCTGCTGCAGGGGCCTGCCATTCAAGCCCTGTGGCTGTGGAACTATTCGCTACAAACTAGATCAGGAACAATCTCAGAGGATTGTGCTTAGCCTAATAGTAGGCGTGCTTCATCCTCGGTTATACCTAGGCGGGTTAGTAGGGCTTGGCGCTGGGCTGCTTTGGCAACTTTTTCTGCCCGCAATTCTGCTATAACTTCATCCCACAAACCATCAAGTGTTGCTTTAGATGGCTTAGGTGTATCCGATAACCAAGTAAGACCTTCATAATCATCACCATTTAAAGTCCATCTTGAATCAGGATATTTTGTAAATAAAATTGTTGCGTAGTCAATCATTATGCACCTATTTCCATTACTGTTATTGATGATGCTGTGCGAGCAACGCTGACAACATCGGTATCCAAACTGCCTCTGTTAATGAAAAATCCTTTTGGAGTTGAGCCGTTACCTGTGCCTTGAACTTTATATGTTGTTGAGGAAGTTGTTGCAGGGCTGTCAAGATATGTAAATGCTGTTGAATCGGTACAAGTTGTACTCTCTGCCATTAAACTTACAGTTGCTAAAGTGCGATTTCCTGCTGATGCCGCAACACCAATCGCAGTAGCACCTCTAACCAACCGCAATACTGCATCGGCAATAGTTGGTTGATGTGAACCAGTTACTGTCATCATTACCAACACTTTACTTGATGTAGATGATGGAGTGATAGATACAGATAAGCCAGTTATATCTTGATAAGCAGAATCAGATGCAGAAAATGTATCATCTTTAAATGCAGTTACTACTTGCAATACCTTTCCACCACCAGCAGGGGCGCTCCAAGCCAAACCTGTTGCGGTACTAGAATCCGCTACGAGTGTGTATGTATTGGTGCCAACAGGGAGGCGGGCGAAGGTATCTGCCCCAGTTCCCACGATAAGATCACCCTTGGCATCTATTGTGGTTGCCATAGAGTTTGTGATAGTGACAGTTCCAGAGGTTCCACCGCCTGAGATACCAGTTCCAGCAGTTACGCCTTCAATATCACCAGAGGCTGGTGTTGCGAATTGATAAAAGGTAGCAGAACTAGCGCTATTAAAGTAAAGAACTCCGCCTTCATATTGTGCAAGAACCAATGATCCAGAAGTGGTAACTGTTGCAGTTCCAGCGGTGATAGTACAAACGCCTGCACCTCTGTTTTGAATTGTTACAGTATCGCCTTCAGAAAATAAACTGGTATTAACAGTGATTGTTGTAGAACCTGCTGCATTCATTGCAACAGTAGTACCTGCATCTGCTGCTACTAATACATAACTAGCAGTTTTTGCAGTTGTTGATCCACCGCCCATAGCCGTTTGCTGAAGCGATTGCATCTGACTAGCCGTTAGGACTTGGCCCGTCGTGAAGGTTTGCTTTGCGATGATTTTCTCCTTTGATCAGTAACTCAGAATACCAGAACCCAAGCGGCCTTGATCAGTGGTGCTATCTAGGATGAATGCTTGAATTAGAGGTTCTGCGGTTAGTATTTTTGTGTTAAACATAGTGTTAGTTATATCGTGTTGAAGCCCCTGTACAAATAGTTCTTTAGTGATAGTTGAACCACCTGGTACAGTTTTGGTTACATTGACTAGATCAAAAATTTCAAGATTTAATCCAGCCACAATTGCTGCGGTTTCATTTGGATCAAGAAGGTTGATGGTCATTGAATCTATGCGGTCAGTAGTATCCTTGCGGGCTACTAATAGAGTAGTTGCCTGATCCAAAGCCTCAGCATCTGTTTGAACCAAAATTCCATCTCGTCTGCCCGAATGGAGGAAATAGGTATCTATTGAAGTTTGATCAAATACATTTTGGCTAGTTCCATTTAATCTAGTTACAGTTACATCATTTACTAACAAAGTATCATCATTGGCAAATTCAATTTGTTGATAGCCAATACCTGATCCATCATCTGCAAAAACAGTTGGAGTTTCATCAGCCTTTTTGCTTATAGTATCTCTTGATAAAAAGGTTGCATTACCTTCGCCATCAATAAAAAATCCACCAAATTCTGATTTTTCAACTAATTGAATTGCGGTAAGTAAATCCCTATTAGCAGTTCCTGGATCAGCCTGCATTGTGCTGTTACCTGCATCTATTGCTCTTTGAGAAGTAGGCCAATCAACAATATTTAATAAAGTTTCAATTCTTGCCCCACTTAATTGTGGCGAACCTGCTCCTGCAACTGTACTGATTCCAATATTGTTTAGTAATCTAAAACCATCTATACATTGCAAGGTAATTTTAGATGTATCCTCTATGCCTAAACCATAGGTACTATTATAGGTTGTAATGTAGCCAGAAAAAAGATAATACCGATCAGTTCCGCCACCATCATCATAATCAGCATAGATACGAATTTTGCGCAATGGAAGTAATTTGCCATAATAAGGAGATAAAGTGTTAGCAGGTGACCAATCTCCATTATTATCTGCCAAAACTACAATTGCAGAACCAGCCTCGAAATTGTTTAGGATTCGGTTTCTACCTCTGCGAATATTCACCTGTAAGGCAATATCTGAAACATCAACTACATCGCCAGGAGCATCTGCCAAGATACCAGTGCCAAGTGGTGTGGTTGGATCATCTAAAATAAGTGGATTTCCGAAGGCAGGGCCATTTGCAAAATCAATGCTTACGCCAAGATGCGGGGTACCTGGCATTACAATTCCAAAACTCTGGCATTAATTGATCTGCCAGATGTTTGACCTGCCAAAATGCCATTTCTAACTGTTTCAGTTAAGTCAGAGGCTGAAGTTACACTTCCATTAACTGTAATGTTTACAATTGGCCCTGAACCTTGATTAGATGCAAAATAAGCATCGGCTTGAGCCTGAAGTCTGGCTGAAGCGGCATTTTGCGGAGCAGTTAAATCTAATAAACTGGTTCCTGGAATTAATGGATTAGTATATTCATATTTTACAGTTTCATTAACTTTTTTCTGTAAGTCTAAAATAGTTTGAGTTGCGGCTCTTAATCTTGCTGCATCAGCCTCTAATGAAGCCACATTCACACTTGATACAGTTTTTGGCACATTCTGTTTAGCAATAAAGTTTTCTTTGCCAACTGCCTCAAGATATTTATTTAATTCAAGTAAGGCTTTTTTCCAACCATCTGCTGCGGCTAATCCTGCTGCATCCCAGCCTGAGCCTAAATTAATATTGCCAGTAACTGAGGCAATATATTTAACTACTTCATAATTAGTTAGATTCCACTTATTAGCAAGAAGGTTTACTTCTTGTTCAGAAATTTTGCTATCAGCAATAACCATCAAAATATCGGCATAGCGCTGAGCAGCAATATTCATACGCTCAGTTGCCTGATAGTTAGCAAGCAATTGATCGTACATTGCCTTTTGAGCAAGGTTTTGTTCTTTAAGAAGGTTTAAGCGAACTGCCTCAAGTTGAATTGGATCAGTTTCAGATGTAGGTGTAACACCCATTGCCTTTAATTTATTTAAGGCTTCCTGAGTTGCAATTTGTTTTCTTTGCTCAGCAGTTAATTTAGTAGTGTTACCTAAAATTTTGCCTGTGCTACCGACAACCTTTGAAAAATCTTTAGTAATACCATCAACTTTTTTCTCAGTTGAATCAAGAACTTTATTATTTTTTGTTAATTGCTTATAGGCAACTAGCGCCGCTGTTGTAAATGCCGCTACTCCTGCTGCTGCGGCTAAGGCAGAGGCTCCACCTGTTGCAAAAGCGGTAGCAGTACCTGCTGCGGTGGCTGCCGCTGCCTGGCGCCCGAAGGCGGCAGTTAGAACATTGATGGCAGCAGTTATAGCAACAACTCCAGCATACACTTTTGCGCCCGCAAAGGTGCTAACTAATAAAGCACCTAAAACTTTAAGAGTGCCAAGATTGCGTTGAATAAAATCAAAAAGATTAAATACTTGATTAATTAAAACTGGTACTTTGCTTAAAATTAATTCAAGACTTGCAGCCAATTGATCTTTATTGGCATTGATCCAAGCCTCTAATTGAGGTAAAACTTGAGTTTGAATAACAGTTGCAAATTGTTCAACAACAGGCAAAAGCGCATAACCTAGAGTTTCAAGGATTTCGCCATAGGCAATTTGTAACCCTTTTAATCTACCTTCTAAAGTCTTTGCACGAACATTAGCCTGATCTTTAAAAGTATCATTTAAAACACCAAGTGCTTTGTTAAAATCTTTTGATTTAATTATATTCGCATCAAGTGGGATACCAAGGCGAGTAAGAGCGCCAAGGTTACCATTTACTGCCTTACTTAATGCCAGGGAAACGCTTTGTAAATCTTTACCTGTTCCCGCACTAATATTTAATGCAGTTCCAAGTAATGATTGAGCAGATGCAACATCACCAGTTGCCCTGGCTAAAGTAGCCAGCGCTGGCCTCAATTCATCATCTGCAACAGACACTTCTTTTTGTAGCAAAGTTATGTAGCGTTCAGTGGTTGCAATAGCCTCATCTGTTGCGCCAACAGTATTTCTTAAAGTGGAAGCAAGTAATGCCTGGCTCTTTTGATCGCTCATCGCAGCCTGAACTGCATCTATTCCAATTTTAGTAGCGAATGCAGCAGAGGCGGCAGCGGCAACTCCAAATGCTTTAGCGCTTCGCTTGGCAAATTTATCAAAATCTTTACCAAGTTTTGCAATATCTTTTTGAGCCTGTTTTGAACCTTTGGCAGAATACTGCGTAATAATGCGAGCAATTATTGCGCCAGTTGCCATTTTATCTCCTACTGTTCAAATTGTTTTGTAATGTTTTTTTAGCATCCTCTAAGGCTGCT